AATAGTGCCGTCGTACTGTGCAGACGACCTCACCACGTATTCTGTGGAGCTGCCAATCTGGTCACGATAGCTTGCCAAGGCATCTACCACAAGCGAGGCAGTCCACAAGCTGTTGTAATAAGTCCAGTTTTTTACCCAGTAATAGCGGCCCCAAGTAGGAATGTAGCAGTAATTATACCCTGTAGGGGGGGCATTGGAGGCAATTTTAATTTCGGGGTTGATTATATTGCATGGTGCCTTTACCTCAATATTGTAATCTGTGCCGCTGGAGGGTCGCTTTGTACTATTGGAGCGCTTGGCAAATACATAAAAAGTCGCTTTCACGTCTGCACCTCCTTATAAAAAATACCGGCGAGCGTACTGCCCGCCGGTGCCGGTCAGGACTTAGAGGGGTCGGCGTCCTTGTAGGTGGTGGTTTTCAGGGTGGAGGCTTTGCCCGTGCTGGGCGCAGTGACGTCACCGGAGGTCATCAGGAACAAAACCGCATTTTCGGTAAAGTCATCGTACCACGACCAGCCGTAGTGATACCAGAAGTTTGTGTACAGGCCACGGGCGTTCATCGGAGTGGGAACCACACGAGATAGTTTAGGAGTGTAGCCGATGGCATCCCAATCCAGCAGGCACCCGAAGACATTAGACAGCTTGACCGCGGCGTTCTTGGAGACCACACCGGCAGTACTGGTCACAACCGGCGTTGCGGAAATGGTCTCGCGCTCGTCGAGGTTCTGCCAGAACGTGACCTGCTCGGCGTCACGATATTTTAACATGTTATCGTGAAATACTTCGGGAATCACGCGGGCGTCGATCTGGCTCTGCGTGCCACTGTACAGATAGAGGTGCTGGCGATCATAAGGAGTGTGTCGCATGATGTTGTACGTCGTGCTGCCGATCTTCCAGTTCTGATGCCAGTTGATGGAACGTTCCTTCATTAGGCGCGAAATGTCGTTAATGCGGCCATAGGCGTATTTTGCAAAACCGGGGAAGTTCGCTTCTTTGTACACGTCCTGTACGGTCAGCTTCGTGCCCTGCTGGGCGTTGTACTCGTCGAGCAGATAAATAACGCTGTCGGAGCTAGTCACGGTCATGCCGGTCAGATGATTGGCCATCAGGTTATTGGCCAAGTTGCGCCGGTCTGCCTCGATCTGGTTCGACAGATGCAGCACGAACGAGGACCAGAACTGCGCCAGTTCCTCGGGGCCTTTGAAGGCCGCTTCCATCTGGGTATCAGCCTGCGTGTACACGCGGCTGTAATTGGTCTGGCCATAGTAGTTAGTTTGAAGGACTTTAGGCTTATGGACTTCATACATATCCACGCTTTGGCCGTCCACCAGCGCCCACGCCTTGTCGGTGATGGGGTCAGTGTCGCAGAAATTGATCTTCCGCACATGGTTCGACCAGTCGTCGCCGGTGACCTGCAAGCGCTTCAAGGGCGCGTCATAGGGGCGGACAGCAAAGATGGTGCGGCCCAGCACCTGGCTGATCGCTTTAGTGTAGTTATCGGTGCCGGTCAGCAGAGTGGCCTGCGCCACCGACACGAAACTGGAAGTGTCCACAATGGGTGACGTCGGTTCCTGGCCGGTGGCCATCTTATTGATTTCGGTTAAAATTGCGGCAATGTCCGCAAAATCCATACCAAGAGGCATGTTACTTCACTTCCTTTCCATAGGTAGGGTCGATGATTCGGGCCGTCACCGTTGCGGCATCCGCCGCCGGCTGCTGCTGGATACCAAGGCCCAGCGCGTTTGCCTGCAACGTCTGGGTCATAGTCTGCATTGCCTGGGCGCTGGTCTGCTGGCCCTGCAAAATCTCCCGCAACAGGGTTTCGAGGCCGTCATACTGTGGCGCGGGCTGCGGCACGGGCTGCGGCACGGGCTGCGGCACGGGCTGCGGCACGGGCTGCGGCACGGGCTGCGGCACGGGCTGCGGCACGGGCTGCGGCACGGGCTTCTCCATAGCTTCGATCTCTGCTTTGGTGTATCCGGCCATTGCGAGGGCCGCTTTTTCACTGATTTTCAACTTTGGTCGCCTCCATTACAACGTATGTGTCATGTGCCAGGCATTTAACGACCTGGTCTTTGTCTCCTTTGGACAGAGGGCCCACCGCGCAACACTGCCGCGTGTGAGCGACGTCTGCCCAGTCGCTATAGTAGCCGATTTTCAAACGAGTGCACAGGTCAGCCAGCAGAAACGCACGCTCGTTTGTGATCGACTGGGCGAAAATGATATAACAACCCATTGGTTAATCCTCCTTGAGTTTTGCAAAAATTTTAGTAAGAGGCCCCACCAATTCAGGGTTGATCGTTCCGATATTCTCGATGATGCTGCCAATTTCCATCAAGACAAAATAGGCGCAACCGATGGCCGAGAAAGACACATCGACGTTGACGCCCACAATGGGCAAGTAAAAATCAGCGGCAGCAAGCAACCCCACGGCCAGAACTTCCCCGAGTTTGTGATAAAACCCCTGACGCATCACGCTGGAATCGAAACCCGTGGTAGAAAAGGCTTTCACCATACCACTGAAAACATCCATACCAATAAACACCAGAACGGCCAGAACTGCATAAACGTTCATATAACATCACCTCCCATACAGATACAAGTAAATCCCAGGTTCTTGCGCTGGCTGACGCATGCCCGCCCCTTCTGGGGGCTGCCTGTGGGCACCTGGGATTGACTTTAATATATACTACCCGTATAAAAAAGTCAAGTGCCGCAATACTCGCGAAAGAAAATTTCATCCGAGTAGCGCTCAAACTCAATTTGCCTCTGCAAATACGCGGGCCAGATATACCCATACGCGGCCCTGAAGCGTTTACGCTCATAATCGCCAGTGCCATATGTGGGCATCTCGCCCGACCTGTGGCGGCAAACATAGTAAAGGGGTTTGCTCTTATGCTCATAGATGCAGCACCGCCCAATTTGAACAAGGGGGTAGTATTCCCGGAGGGGCCGAGATACAACAAGACTTTTCTCCTCGGCGCTGTACTGGTTTTCAATAGCGGACCTATAAAAGTCCGTTCCGGTCATGGACCTATAGAGGGCCGTATTGGCTTTCTCTATTGCAATAGGGCTGTCCACTAGATCAATCAAAAGAATCCCTTTATCGGCTAACAGCTTGACGCGCTCTTTCTTGCCGATCATCTTTTCAACCGTATCTGTAATTTCCCACTGCATATAATAGGGGTTCGCCATGCCAACAGCGTTTGACATACACAACAGCGTCAGGGGCTTTTGCCCTTGCAATTCGCGGTTACGGTTGACCGTCTCATAAATGTTGGCAAGGCCCACACCCTCGCCCCGCCGGTAATAGTCGGACTCTTCTTTCTGGTACTCGTCCAAGATAATTATATTGGTATGGGGGCTTGAAAAACCACGGGTGCGAGCAAGAGTCACCACACTACCCACTACGCCCGACATCTTGGCCGGTTTTATGGGTGCCCCTGTATCCGTGTAGGCTCCTGCGTTGCCCACTTCATACAGTCCCGCTATTTTGGGCAATTTGAACGGGGCGTAATGTGTTTGCAAATCATCGTTCAACGGAGACCACGGCCACATACTGGGCGACGCGCAGATAAGTTCCGCCTGCTGCGGTGTGCGGCGCAAATACAGAAATTCGTCGCCGCTCTGGTGTACGTGCTTCAATGCTCCATAGGTCTTGCCGGTGCCACGTCCTCCCCAGATGAATATAATAGGGGCACCCGTGGACAAAATGCCGTCCGTTTCAGAAAAGTTAGGCCATCCGTCATCATTGTAGAGCTTAATCATTAAACCACCTCCATGATCTTATAACCGAGTATCTTTGCATACTCGTCGGTGATGCCTAGTGTGTATGTATTATCGCAGATACACAAATTGCGGGTTATGTGGACTACGTGCCCGTCCACCACAAAATCTGGCACGTTGGGCCTGTCATTATAGATAACCTGATTTCCGGCGGCTAGACAGAACGTAAAGCCGGGCTTAAAAGCCTCGAAACCTCCCCACAAGGCCAACTCTAGACCGCCCTTCCGCTTGCTGACGCCTGCTATCGTGGTAGTGATAGGCCCTCCTTTTTTATAAGTAGTCGCGTACTTTTTAGCACCCCACGTCATAAATTCCGCGTAGCTGCGCTCTTTTTCATAAACGCCCATATAATGGACGGTTCCTTTAGGATCTGAAGCACAAGCTCCGTTGTCTTTCGCAAGCTGCGTTACGGCCTTGTTGAAATCAGTCAAGTCGATAACGCCCATGTACTTCACGCTATCCGTGTCGCAGTAGACACCGTTCTTACCTGCGGCCCATTGCGCAATTTTAAGGCGCTTGCGTGTATGAGCCGTTGTCCACACGCCCCATTGGTAAGGCAGGAACAAGTGCGGACAGTGCTCGTTATAACTGCCCTCCGGGTCGTCGGTGCACTCGCTCCAAAGATTGTCGGGGTCATCCTCGTCGAAAAGTGTGTCCAGCTGCAAGGGGTCTTGTGCGGTCATGCCGTAATAGCTATTGAGATCGCCCTTAGCCTTGACATAATACAAATCTTGACCGGCCACACCTTTAAGGGATGTTTTGCCGGTATAACTCTCTTTTACACAATCCGTCAAGGGCTTTGGCAGTTTGCCATAATCGGACGTGTACAGGTTCAGAACGTTAAGAGCGTCCCAGTCATATTCTTTGGCAATGATTCTAAAATCTATATCGGTTATGGTGATCTCGAAATGTTCAGCAGACAGCAGACGGCCATTGTCGTTAATGTATCCTTCACAATGCCGAACTTTTGCAAGTGGGATATATGGAAACCCCCACCACTTAAAGCGCTGACGTAAACCTTTTACTTGCAAGCGCATTAAGCAAGCCTTTCCGTGTCGCATACATTGCATCAGCCGCTCAACAGTGGCCGGCTCCTGCCTAAATGGCGTCATAGGGAAATAGCATTCACACTGTACCGCGGGATATGCGCTAGACATATCCACAGAACCAACGTTTTCCAAATGTAACCCCACATAATAGCGGTTAGCGTGCGTGTCACCGCCCCGGAACGCCTCACGTAGCATTTGATACAATTCCCACGACGGCAGTAAACGCTTGACCCGTTTAATGCCCCATTTGTACATAGCTTCGCGGGCCATCCGTCTGACGTACCCGGTACGCGTCAATGGTAACGTGTAGAGGTCATCGCCGTCTCGCTTCATCTCAATTAACAGGCATTCTACAATACACCTGACGTCGTTTACACAATACGCTAATTCTGTAGATGTTAGGGGAGTCCAGGGATAGCGGACCTTTGAGTAATCAAGTGCCCCGGTCAATTTGGCATGAGGGGCGCCCAGCTGCTTTCCCCACGCATCAAGGGACAAGTTGCTGTGCCTCATACTGCATCGGTACTCAATAGCGCGATTGTCGCATTTTAAGACCCTACGGGGTTTGCTGGCGAACACATCACCCGGGCCAAAATCCAGAACACCCGACAAATATTGAAATTCATGTGCAAGATTGTGAACGTACATGCACAAATACCAATCACCTTGCGGGCCACTGTTTGCTTGCAAATAGTCGCTGATTGCTCCCGTAAAGTTCAGCCACTCGTCCCACGTCCTACCAATAATGGTAATATCCAGACCAAGTTGACACTGCCAGATATAAATAATGGTGTGTGGATTGTCGTCCGCATCTACACATACTCGGCTAGTCTCGATATCAAACGCGCACGGCATATTCACATATAGGCGCTTCTTGTTCGTTTTACGTTTCTTGCCTTTTGTGTGTTTGCGGTCTAAATGCTCCATAAGCCACGGGACAGGGTTATAATTACAAGCCTCCGCCAAAACCTCCGCGCAGGTCGGCGGAACTGCTGCCGTCGCTGTAGTCCCATTCTTTGCCATAATTGACCTCACCTTGCTGCCACTTTACAAAATCGTCAATACTGACGTTGTAGCCGCCTTTCTCGCGCCAGTACATGACCGGTTGATCTGACGGATAGTAATATACGCCCGATGCCTTCACGATCTCCCACCATTCAGACAGGGCCGTGTATTGATCTTCGGGCGCGTCGACTACATCAATACCACCGACTTTCATTTTTTGCTCAAATTCTGCACGCGCACCGCCAACGGTGGACCCTTTGGAGCGCACAAAACGCGCTACATCTGCAAGGGCCTGCTCCAACGCTTTTCGGTCTCCGCGCATTGCCTTTAGAGTCGGAAAACCTCCGGCAAATTCTTTATAAACGTCGCTTGTGCCGCTGATGGGGTCTTTTGATAGGCGCTTAATACGTTTCTGCGCAATATCGCGCAGTCGGGTGTATTCTTTGCGCATCTGATTATCTGGCCAAGACTCCAAGGCATAGGGGGTGTACAGCTCGGAACTGTATTTGAGGGCCGCTCTTGCTTTAGCTGCGCCTACTGCCATGTTTCTTGTGCTCCTTTCTATCTAAGATCATATAATACCAGTCCAGAGGGTCCGCTTCAATGCCCAATCCGTTGAAAATGATTTTGGCCCATTCAGAGCGGAAAAACTTTACATCATTTGTTGTGACTCCACTATATACAATGGCCGTTGTGAGGTAGATCAAAGAATCGTCGCAGTTAAGCAAGGATACTCTGTTATCTTTACTTTTCATGGGGCCTCCTATAATAAATAAGAGCGGCCATAGGCCGCCCGCCGGTTAGAACGGCAAATCGTCGTTATCGGGCAGAGGAATAAATTCCTCACTCATCTCCCGCATCGTCTTCGTCGTCTTCGTCGTTATGGCCGGAAATAACAAGTTCCGGATAACCCTTGTCGTTTTCCTCAACGGTCAGAACAACATTGCGCAGGGTGATTTTGCGCATCCAATCGGATACGGTCTCATCGGGGTCGATCTTGACGGACACAGACGGTGCATCATATTTGCCGGATTTCAGCCACATTTCACCATCTTCAATCTGCACCGTGCCTTCAAATTCTGGCAGCTTGACGTAGCTCATGTTGGATTTACGGGACTTACCGGTGGACTTTTTATTGTTGCGTTTCATCATGGTATTGATTCCTTTCTGCCCTGTCTCATCAGTACCGGACGGGCTACCCGGTAGACGGCCCGTAGGCCGTTTCGACTTATTTCTTGTTATATAAGGAGTACATGGCCTTTACACCATCTCGGACGTTAGCCGCGCCCTGATACATGAGATCGGCTGACAAGCAAGTCCCTTTGAAGCCCTTAAGCGTCTCAACCTGCTCGTCGCAATGCTTGAGTGCTTGCCGATAACCGGCCAGCCACGCACGATCAGTTGCGGCCCGAATGGATTCTTTAGGGTCCTCATACTCACAGCACGTCAGCGACCCGTCGGGGTGTATCTCAATGATGAATTTACGCATTTCCATTTGTGGAATCTCCTATCTGTAAAAAACTCAAAGTCTTTGAAAGACTGACAAGTATCTTGATGCTGTCGATAATATCGTTCTCTGT